TTTCATAAATGTATATTCAGGAGTCATGTCTGAATTTTCTGTATAATATGCATTTGTAAGAGTGTTAAAGGATTCTTGTTTATTAAATAAATTCTGATAAATTGATGCCATATTGCCATATGCAATGGGGGGTAGAACTTCAATCGTATTATCAGAAATATCAATATATGCTTTATTTTCATCTGGAATATCTAACATTGTAAAAATAGGGTGAGAATTTATATCTACCTTAAAGTTATAGGCATACTGTTTAGCAAATTGATATAGAGCAAGTGTTCCACGAAGGAAATCGGCAAATCCAGGTGGTTGTGGATTTGTTAGAGTTTTCATTAAATACCTATGAACTACGTCTGGCATAATGCTTAGTAATTATATAATTCTTTAGATGGTATTATATAGTATATACATTTCTATGTATTACATAAGAATGTATATAGTTTAATTATATTATATGTATGTTTGTATACTTAGAATATACAGAGTAGATATTGTATTAATTTTGTAAGATGGCTTTTTATAGTCATCATATCTTTAGTTGGAGTATGCAAGTCCACCCATACCGCTCATCACGCGGAGCACGTTGTAGTTGGTGGCATATACGTATACCTGAGAGGAGGTTGCGACGCCTACTGCATTGTTAGACACGGTTAGTAGTAGAGTGGTGTTATCAATGCGAGATAAGTTGCAGGTGCCGCTGGGCTGGTGCTGCTCAGGGGAGAGAGCGAAGGAGTATACGTTGATTCCTACAGCAGGCACGTTGGTGTGGTGCTGGTAAGGCTGGACTAAGTTGAAGTAGTCGCCCTCACGTACAGTGAACCTGTCGTGGCCGTTGAGCTGTAGTAGAGCAGTTACTACAGGGTTGTGGCCAGCCATGCCCTCAACACGGGTGATGGAATACCCAGACTCTAGGGCGGCACGGTCCCACCAGTCAGAGTAGTTGAAGGGCTGCTGGCCCTTCCAGGGCACGATCACGGCATCGTCACAGCTGACGAAGGAGTCACGCTGTACAACCCATACTAGCTCCTTGCAAGGGTGGTTGAAGTTTAGCTTGATCTTGTTGCTGGCAGAGTTGATGGACTCAGAGCCAGTGAACTGTAGGGTCTCAATCAGGTACTCGTGGCTTACCTGGGCGAACTTACGACGCTCATCAGTGTCTAGGTAGATGTAATCTACATATAGAGATGCAGCCACTAAGTTGGCGGCATTTACACGGTCCTGCACGGCGTGGTTGTTGGAGGGAGATGCCTGAGGAGTGTAGTCCCACATTACGTTGTTTACAGTGTTGAACTGTAAGTTGATGCGGACCTCGTGGTACTGGAGAGCAATTAGAGGTAGAGCTAGACCAGGGTTGCGGCAGAACCAGAACTGTAAAGGCACATATAGAGTGGTCTGAGGGGCACAGCCTAGTTGATCACCAGAGCTGTTAGGGGTGCCACCAGCACACTCATTGTCACAGGCGTCTCCACCCTGTACAATTAGATTGGTTAGCTGGGGGATGTTGCCAACCATCTTGGCATACCCAGCCTGCTTGCCAGGCTCCTGGGTTAGCTCATTCCAGATGTGTAGCCAGTTGCCATAGTGCTTGTCGATACGCTGGCCGCCGATCTGGAGCTCAACCCAGTCGATTAGGTTGTGGCCCACCCAGTTGAGCCAGCGGAACTGAGCACCGCTGCCGTCGCTGGTTAGGATATTTACCTGAGGTAGAGTTACCTGTAGGTAGATGCGGTGGATTAAGTCACCATTACGCTGAATGGTGCAAGTCACCTGATTGCCGAACCGGGGGTTGCCATTGAAGGGATTCTCAATCGCCTCCATGGCAAAGTTTGTGTGACGGCGATACACAAGCTTGAAGAAGGTAATCTGGGGATTACCAGTTAGATACACGTCCTGAGCACCATAGGCAACGAGCTGCATTAAACCACCACCTGTCATCTTATATTCATCTTGTAGAAAATAAATTTCTATATGATGAATATTAACCGGAGATAAATGAAATAATGACCGCAAGGAAATGTATCTTATATATAGGTCTAAACTCTATAACTCTACTTGTATAGATGGCAGATAAAAGTTGTTTCAATATAAAACAGCCAAAAAAGAATATGATGGATTCAAAAACTACATTAGACAATCTTCACCATATTCAAATGAATTCAATGACAAAAGAAAAAGAAGACATACAACAAGTATCTGATCGTATTGCCGAACTAGAGGAAGAGATTGAAGCAACCACAGATATTGTTGTAAAAAGTCAAAAAGAAGAGGAAGTTAAGCTATTAAAGAAAAAGCGGGATGATTGGAAAACAAATAAGCCACTCTATGATTACTTTTTCAATTCTGGACAAATTCTATATAATTATTATGATTTACAGGATAAAATCCAGCAGGGTGAAACAACTGGTATTTCTAGAGTAGTAAAAGCTAAGCCGGGAAGTGTGTTGGCTGCACTCCAAGAAACTTCCCCTCCTGCGGCAAAAAGTTCCCTCAGTCAAATTGAAGGGCGTGAAGTCCTATTAGAGAAATATCTACAAAAAGTAGATCCTGAACACGCAAAAACAATTGTTACATCATTTGAAGATCCATATGGAGTATGTGAACAGTGTGATAGAGAAATGACATTTAGTACAAATGAGGCACTTTTCTTTTGCGAAGGATGTGGATTTCAAGAGTTTGTATTAATCGATAGTGATAAGCCCAGTTACAAGGATCCCCCACGTGAAGTTACCTATTATGCGTATAAACGTATTAATCATTTTAATGAATGGCTCGCACAATTCCAGGCAAAAGAAAGTACAGAGATTCCTGAAGATATTTTCCAGGCAATTCTGGAGGAGTTGAAAAAGGAACGTATTTCAAATGTTGAACAAATAAAACCGACAAAAATTCGTGAGATTCTTAAGAAGTTGAAGTTTACTAATTTCTATGAACATGTCCCATATATCTTAAATCGTATTAATGGTAAGACTGCTCCAGTAATGTCACGTGAAGTGGAAGAGAAGTTGCGTTTCATGTTCAAGGAAATTCAGTCTTCCTTTGTAAAACATTGTCCTAAGAATCGCAGTAATTTCCTTTCCTATTCCTATGTACTCTATAAATTCTGCGAACTACTAGAACTTGACAACTATCTACAATGTTTCCCTTTACTCAAGAATCGTGATAAATTATATAATCAGGATAAAATATGGCAGCTCATTTGTAGTGATCTACGATGGGAATTTATTCGCAGTATCTAGATAGATATGCCGCTGGCAGAACTTACAAAACATATGAAATATAAGGCAATGTATAAACCGAATGAATTATTCTGGGGTCTCGGTATTGAAGAGGAAACATATTTTCAATTTACAAAGCCAATACACGTAGCAGCACCATGTCTTCGTAGTAATCATAAAGCGGAGCGTTATAGTGTAAAATATTTTACTAGCTATAAACCCTCCTATATCGAAGCAATTTCACAATTATTTCCAGATTCTATTGGTTTTGTAGGAATTCCTTATTTCTTAAATGCCCATGCATTTAATCGTATTGATATACAGGGACAGCATAAAACAACCTATGAGAAATTTCCAAATATGAATACACAATTTTCTGGTAAGACATTTTTTGAGGAATTAACGGAATTCAAACCAGCTTCCTATAGCTGTTGCACTAAAAAGCCTATTCAATTTGCTACACTATTTACTACATCATGTACATTTGATGGAGATTCTATTGAATGTATTACGCAAAATTTCTATAATACAACTGTTTATTCTGTTATTAAGGAATTATGTAGAACAAAACAAGCAGTATTAGAACATATTAATACATTTATAAAGGAAAAGGGTATTCATAGAGATAAAGGCCTTTTAGAATACCCAATATCAAATCCAGGATTTGTTGTACAGTATACAAATCCTGGAAACATCACCATGTTTAATAATGGAACATATCATATTAATATTACACTCCCAACACAACTCGGTCCTCTTACATCACAAGGCATACCATCGATTGTAAATCCAGAGAAGTTTAAAAAAGATCATCAACGTTTTATACGTTGTATTCAATGGATGGAACCATTTGTAATAGCTATGTACGGAACGCCCGATCCTTTATCTGCTGTTTCAGAATTGTATTCTAAATCATCCCAACGATCTGCTATATCACGCTATATAGGAATTTGTACATATGATACAAATGCTATGAAACCTGGAAAAATACTTACAGAGTCTGTCGATACAGTTCGTGGGAGCAAACACGAATTCTGGTGGTATAGAAAATATCATGCTACATCTGGGTATGCTATGTTACATGAAGTTGGAATGGATGTATCCTATAATAAGCATTATAACCATGGTGTAGAAATACGATTCTTAGAATGGTTCCCTGAAACTATGTTAAAGGGGTTGATGTCATTCTATATAAATCTTGCAGATGCCTCATTCGATATGGAATATATAAGCGAACCTATTATGTCTCAACTATACAATGAACTGATTGTACAGATATTACAGGAGGGTAAGAATGGCAAGATATCACGTGAAGCCTTAGCATTGTATGAAAATGTATTTGGATTCTGTTTCAAGCTTGAAGAACCTACATTTGAAGATGTATTTACACATATGCGTGATGAGCTTAAGACTAAGTATTCAACAGGAGTATGCACTAGATACATGCTAGGCTAAAAATTGATGCTTTAAAGGGGCCTGCTTCAAAGCACAACCATGAGTCTTGAATTAATTATCGGTCCTATGTTTGCAGGAAAGTCGTCTGCTGCTGTAGCGAGAGTAGCTAGAGCAAAGGTTCTCGGCTGGAATACTCTTGTTATTACATCAGCTCTTGATACACGGTACTCAACTTCAAATTCAATTGATACACATGATGGTACTAGTATTCCTGCTGTTAAATTGAACAAGCTAAGTGAAATTCTTACCTTTGGTGACTTTCATTCTGCCAAACTAGTTATCATTGAAGAAGCACAATTCTTTCCAGATTTATATGAAATGGTTCTTCATGCAGTTGAAGTTCATAGAAAGAATGTTGTAGTTATTGGTCTTGATGGAGATTCTGATAGGAAGCCATTCGGCGATATTCTTAAACTCATACCATATGCTGATACTATTACACGTCTTACTGCTTTGTGTAAGAGGTGTGGTGATGGTAGCCCTGCCCACTTTACTGCCCTCGTGGAAGGCTCAAAGGATACTCAAGTATGTGTTGGTGGATCTGATAAGTATGAGGCTATGTGTAGGCGGCATTATATTCAGAATCTTACATATTAGAGTTTACAGTTATTTAAAAAGAAAATATACAATATATACTTTTTAATTTTTTAGTATGACTATATGATGTATTTACATGCGGGGGAAGCCTACGAGGTTAGCACCAATACCGAAGCCAGCACCCTGACGAGCAGTTACGCCGATTGCGGGGGAGAAGATATCTAGGACCGCAAATACAGCCGCAGCGGCGATAGTTACAGTTAGGATCTCATCCATGGGTAGGGACTTCCGGGGAATAAACACAAGTGCTAGTGCTACAGCGACGCCCTCAACGACATACTTGATCACACGGGTTAGAAGATCGTTCATGTCCATCTTATCTATACATGTTTAATAGATTTTTTCGCGTAAATAGTTGCTGGTCTAAAGTATTAAAGGAAACAGAGGTCAGAATGGCAGATGTTAAGGAAGATTATCTAAGCGAGGATCCTGAGATTTCTAGTCAGAAGATTGTGCTACTAAGTTTCTTGAGCCCTGAGAAGATTCTTGCTGACAAGGATGTATTCATGTTTAGTAAGTTCGTAAAGGATTATGACCTACAGTGGCGTACAAAGAAGCTGGAAGTATGGATGGCTGAGCAACTAAGTGGAGTAAATGCGAAGCTTGAGGCTCTTGCCGGTAAACTGGCAGATGTAAATAAGGAGGCTTCGGAGAGTGTACAGGCATCTCTTCTACGTGTCGATCGCTTCGTAGAGGAGTTCCAGCAACACCTACGTAAGTCTACTCGTGAGGCAACTGATAGTACTATCCAGGCTGAGTATGAGGATTTCCTATTCAAGAACTCTGCCAAGCTTGATGAGGAGTTCTTTGCAAAGAATGAGTTTAGGACAACAATTAGGGGTATTAAGGTTCGGGGAGTATTTGCAACCGAGGCGGAGGCATCTGTACGTGCAAAGCGTCTTCAGAAGTCTGATCCTAATTTCAATATCTACATGGGTGGTGTAGGGAAGTGGATGGCTTGGGAGCCTGACCCAAATAAGGTAGTTGAGCAGGAATACGCAAACGATCAGCTCAACAATCTAATGAAGAAGTACCGCGATAATGAGAATGATCGTGAGCAGTTTTACAATGACCAGAAGAATAGTCGTGTAGGTACTGCAAAGACTCGGGATCTTGATAGTGCGGCAGCTGAGACTGCTCCTGTTACAGAAACTGTAGCAGCTAAGCCTGCAACTGTAGCAGCACCTGTCGCAGCACCTGTAGCAGCACCTGTAGCAGCACCTGTCGCAGCACCTGTAGCAGCACCTGTCGCAGCACCTGTAGCAGCACCTGTCGCAGCACCTGTAGCAGCACCTGTCGCAGCACCTGTCGCAGCACCTGTAGCAGCTGTAGCAGCAGCTGTAGAATCTGTCGCAGCACCTGTAGCAGCTGTAGCAGCACCTGTAGCAGCTGTAGCAGCAGCTGTCGCAACACCTGTCGCAGCACCTGTAGCAGCTGTAGCACCTGTAGCAGCTGTAGCACCTGTAGCAGCTAAGCCTGTACCTGTAGCAGCTGTAGCACCTGTAGCAGCTGTAGCACCTGTAGCAGCTAAGCCTGTACCTGTAGCAGC